GACATGGATAACAACCGCGTCAAAGTTGGCGCAGTAAAAGTAAGCAACTACACGAGGTGAAATGTCAAACGAAGGTATTTTGGTCGACGCACTATTTCAAACGGACCCGGCGCTTTACAACTCCATCGATGCCGGTATCTCCTGGCGCGGTGATCTGAAAAAGCGCGGTGCCAGGGTTGCAAAGTTCCGCCGGTATGAAGACGGCGATCATGATAGCAACATGACCGACCAAATGCGGGCCATGTTGCGCCTGGTCAAAGACGACGCAGACCTAAACGAAATGAACATCAACTACTGCGGCATTGTCGTAGACAAGATGAGCGGCCGCTTGCAAGTGTCCGAGGTAAACTCAGATGATAACGCAACCCAGACGTACATCACCGAATTGCTGGCGCGCAACAGTTGGGATAGCATCCAGGGAACGGCCTATCGCGGAGCCGTGCGGGACGGCGACGGATACGTCATGATCGATCCAGGCTCCACGAGATGGGTTGTCGAGCCCGCCTATGATGGTTTTTCCGGCGTTGTCGCAATTTTTGACAGCGAGGACACCCCAATCTGGGCGTGCAAGATGTGGAGCGTGGCCGACATGGGCACGGCGGACGAAAACCCATCCTACACGTCGATGCGGGTTGTGGTTTACCAGCCCGAGCGCATCACGTTCTGGAAAGGATCGGCAGGCGGCGCGAGCGTCGAGCCCGATCCAAACATCCCCGAAAGATCATGGCCTGCCGGTAAAATTCCGCTCGTCCATTTCGCAAACTGCCGTGACAGTTACACGCAGTACGGCAAGTCCGAAATAAGAAAAGTCATCCCACCCCAGGATGTGCTAAACCGGACGCTGTATAGCATGGTCATGGCCTCGGAGTTTTCGGCTTTCAAGGTGGCGTGGTCCATCGGTTTGGAGTTGGACAAGTCAGGTATCACGCCTGGCGCCGTTCTCAACCTGATCCTGGCAGATGCAACAACCGGCAAACCCATCACCGAAATGACCGCCGAGCAGATCGCGTTTCTCAACGCTTGCCGGGTGGGCGAGTTCGGTGCAACCGACATCAGCCAGTACACCAACCAGATTGAAAAGGTTGTTGCCCAAATCTGCTGGGTTTCGTCAACTCCAATTTATGGTCTGACATTTGCCGGCGCTCTTTCGGGTGATGCCCTGCGCCAGCTCGAAATTGGTCTGATCGGAAAATGCCAGCGTTTCCAGAACGAAAATAAATCCGCGGTGCGCAATCTGATCGAATTGACCGCCGCTATTCAAAATTCATTCCGTTCTGATTTTGGCGAGGCCCCCAAACTTGGCGCAATTTCGATCACATGGAAATCTGCAGAAATCCTGGACACTGACGCGGCTGTGACTGCCATCATCGGGGTGCGCGAAAAAGCGCCCGGCCTGTTTACTGATGACTTCCTGCGCGGCAAGATCGGCGGGCTTTGGGGCATGACGCAGGCGCAGATTTTGAAAGCCAGCGAGGACGCGAAGAACGAGAGTGTGAACGCGCTCAACAGTCTGACTGGCGGAGCGGGCAACGTGCCCGTAATCTAATGCCAGATTCGATTGACGATATCATAAACGGAGCGTTAGACAGCGGATACAATAAATCCGCCGGCGCAATGCTGAAACAAATTGAACTCATGTCGAAGTCGCGGGGCGCATCCATTCAGAAGGCACTCAAGGACCTGGACGAAGAGGCAAAGCGCCTTGTTGAGATGGGCAAGCGCCTTGACCCAAACAATCCTGTTTTGGTCAAGGCCATCAACGATTATAGAAATTTGCTAATCTCGGTCAAGACCATCATCGAAGCCAACGACAACGCTATCGAGGCCAGCGGTATCGAGATCGCGCCTGTGTCCGTGACGGCAAAAGTGTTTCTGCCCCTCTCGGGCGCGATCATGCGCCAGGGTGGTTCTCCGATTTCTGCTGCCGCGCTCAAATTTTATCGCGAGCAAATCCAGGGCAAAGGCGCAAAATGGACCATACCCACATCGATCGATTTTGTGCGCGGATACGTGGACACCGCCGCCTGGAAAGAAAAGCTTGAAAAGTGGGGCGAGGGCTATGCCGACCTGACCCGCGACACCATCATCAAGTACATCCAGGATGGAGCAGGGCCCTACGCCGTCGCCGCGAAGATGCGCCAGCATGCGGAAAATATCCCGCTCGCTGCGTCGAAGGCATTGACGCGCACGCTGCAAATCACATCCTACCGGGACGCATCGCTCGCGATGGAAAAAGTCAACGGCGGATTTATCCAGTACAAGATCAGGGTTGCAAAATTAGACGCGTCTACCTGCCTGTCTTGCGTTGCGCTGCACGGCACGAGGTTGGAGCCCGGCGAACGGGTTGACGACCATTGGAACGGAAGGTGCTCTGAATTGTACGTCCTTCCTGGCGGCATCCTCCCCGACACAATGCAGGCAGACAGCAAACCCGGCCAGCGTAATTTTGTCCCGTTTCAGACCGGCGAAGATTGGTTCAATTCTTTATCCGAAAAACGCCAGCGCCAGCAGGCCAGCTTTGCAAAGTCACCGGCGAAATGGGCCACATTCAAGGCTGGCACTCCGCTGAGTGAGTTCGTCGGAGATCACACCGATGACGTGTTCGGAGCGCAAAAAGTTGAAAAATCGCTTGTCGGCGCGCTGGGTGAAGATAAAGCGAAGGAGTTTTATTCGAAATGACCGATATAAAATTGCACGAAAAATTCAAGGTTGAATACGGTTGGTTCGATTGCACGTGCCAGGTGAAGTGCCCGTATTGCGGAGATTTTATAATTCTGGACAGCGAAAATGAACCCTACACATGCGATTGCGGGCATGTATTCGAACTCATAAGCTATGTTGTTGAAAAGGTTGCCGACGAAGTTCGTGACGGAGAAATAAGACTTGATATGTGTAAAATCGTTCCCGCCACGGAAGCGGGAACAATGGTATTTATGTTGACTGACAAGCAAGTTGAAGAGATAAAAACGAATTTACTTCTCAGTTATAGGTGATTGAATGAGAAAGCTACTCGCTAAATTCCTTTTGTTTGTCATCCGTCACATGCTGGCCGGCGGATGGTTCGCAGCAAAAGACCAAAAACAGGTCACGAAAATCATACTTGATTTGAGGAAGGTTATCGATGGACTCTAAAAAGTTTGGTGAACTTACGGCAAGAATCCTTGTGACCTGGGCGATGGTGATGAGATGACGAACTACCAAAAGAATTACATAGAAAGTAATATTCTTGGATTAACAGAAGAAGATGTCGAAAGAATATCGAATTCCGCCGAGGATATGGCGATGGCTTGCGCGATTTCATGGGAAAAATCGGTTCTAGCCATACGCGCTGCAATTGCTCAATTTTCAAAACCATATTCCGATGTAGCCAAAGGAATTTTTGAAGCACTCTTTCCTGTCCTGAAAGTCGCGTACGAAAATATGGTTGAATTCCTTACATTCGGAAAAGAATCCGGCGCGGAAAGGGCGCGCAGGCGAAATTATTTTATCACCCACGGCAAGCACGGAAGGAAGCGCCCGCGATAATGATTGATCCAAAGTTGCGCACCGTCCTGATGATGGCTCGCCAGGCGCTTTTGCTCCTGGTAGAGGCCATTGAAACGTATCTTGACGTTGCGCCGACGACCGCACAAATCCGACGGCAGGCAAAGTCAGGCTTGTAATTTGTGTGGATGGGAGTATAATTAGCACTATAAACTGAATAAAGGCAGTTCAAATCGCCGCTTTTTGAATGGTGAAGTCAAAATCTCACCGCTCAGAAAGCGGCTTTTTTTGTTTCCGAAACGGATCGTTATCCGACAAAAACGAACAGGAAAAATAATGTCAGACACCAGCACTACCCAGCAGCAACCCGCGCCACAGGCGCCAGCGACCACGGCTCAAACCGCTCCGACCTCGGAAGTCGTAAAACCCGAAGAGCACATGATCCCCAAGTCGCGCTTTGACGAAGTCATCAAAGCCAACAAAGAAATGACTGACCGGTTGACCGCAATCGAAAAGGCATCGAAAGAGGCCGAAGAGAAACGCATGGTCGATCAGCAGAAATACGCAGAGTTGGCAGACCTTCGCCTGAAGGAAATCGAGGCGCTCAAACCGAAGGCGGCCGTCGCCGAAGAGAGCGAAAAGGTTTTGAAATCGGTTTTGGATGCGCAGATCGCAGAAATCCCAGAAAGCCTGCGTGGCCTGGTTCCGGAAGGGTTGACGATCCCCCAAACCCTGGGATGGATCGCAAAAAACAAGGCGCTGCTGCTGAAGCCTGCCGGGTTTGACATTGGAGCAGGAAATAGGGGCGGGAATGCCCCGGCAACAATCGATTTGACACAAGAAGAGATTTCCGCAGCGAAGCGGCTCGGGGTAAAACCCGAGGAATACGCGAAATATAAACAATAAGGAGATAGAAAAATGGCAGCTCCGCAATATGTTTGGGAATACGTAACGAATTTATTCGGTCTCACCCCTCCAAAGGTGGCGACCCTTGAAGCATCGGCGAGCCTTGAGACGAAAATCGGGACCGCTGTGATTGCGACCGGCGGGCAGGTTGATGAAGCAACCGCTACCGTCGTCCTGTTTTTGGGCCTGGCAGCCGAAGCCACCAGCGCCGCTTTGTCGTCCGGCGATCCGATCATGGTCTACCTGATCCGCCCTGGTGACGTCATTAAGGGAACCGCAGACGCCGACGCGTCAGCCCTGTCCGGTTTCAGCGGCAAAACCGGAGACTTCAACAGTGACGGAAGCCTGGATGTTACCGACACATCGAACGGATGCCTGAGCGTCTGGAAAACCGAGAACTCGGGATTGACCGTTTACTGTGTCGTAAACTCCGCCAAAATGGCGACGATGTAAGGAGATCAAAACATGCCAACCCCAATGATTCAGAAACAATGGTCGGATTACCTGACCCCCGCCGCAAAAGTCTGGTGGAACCAGGCCATGAACCCGGTTGCATCCCCATTCATGCAACTTATGGGCGTTCGCACCTCGCAGAAGCCCACCGAATACTCGCAGGGTCTGGGCTCGTTCGGAGATGTGCCCGAGTACAACAGCGCGACCGCTGAGAACTCAAGCACCGCGATTGCATACGATTCGTTCTCCCCGCTGTATGAGGCGACCTTCACCCACAAAGAATTTGCGCTGGGTGTCGAGATCGAGCGCAAGCTGTGGGACGATGGACGAGAATTTGAAATCCGCTCCAAGATCGAAAGCCTGGCGCTGGCTTTTACCAACAAACGGGCCTCGCAAGCTTCCGGCATCCTCAACAACGCATTCGCGACCGTAACCGGTTACGACAGTGTTTACCTATGCTCCGCCTCCCACCCGACCAATAAGGTCGATGCGACCGCCGTTTCAAACATCGGAACCAGCGCACTCAGCTATGCCGCGGTTGTGGCAACCCTGATAGCCGGCAACGATTTCAAAAACGATCGTGGCTTCCCACTCCCCTCTCGGTTCGATGTGCTATATGTCCCGACCGCCTTGCAGGCTAAGGCTTACGAGATCGTCAACGCCATTGCAAAACCAGGTGGAGCCGATAACGACGCCAACTATCTGTCATCTCGTGGCCTGAGTGTGGTCGTGGATGCTTACCTGACCGACACGAACAATTGGTTCATGATCGATTCAACCAAAGCCCGGATGCACGCACTCTGGTATAACCATACCCTGCCGGAATTTGAGTATGACCCGACCGGGGCGTACAACCTGGTAGCTCGTTACCGTGGTTACATGCGCCACAGCTACGGCTGGGACGATTTCCGCTGGATTTACGGCCACAGCGTCATCTAAAGGAGCATGATATGACTACGTTTGGAGATATGGTAAACATGCTTGGAGGCGTGCCAGTCGCTGGTGGCTTAGGGGATGTTGCGCTGGCCGGTGGTAATTGGTATTTCTGCGATCCAACTCATGGAACCGCAAACGCTGACGGCACTACACCACAGACTGCCAATAGCAATCTGAAAACCGTCTACGATAAATGCCGTGATGGGTACAACGATGGCGTAATCTTTATGGGTGGCGCAACTGCATGGAATCCGTCTGCTATGCTGACGTGGTCAAAATCCTATACCCATTTGATCGGCACTTCTGGTCAGTTGGGCGTAGGAAATCGCTGCCGCATCGTTGCACAGGCCGCGACCGCCCTGGCCGCTGTTGTAACTTTCTCCGGAGATGGATGCTTGATCAAAAACATCCAGATCAATAACGAAAAGGCCGCGGGCGCCGCTTCCGGCGTGGCGATCATTACGGGCCAACGGTGCATCTTTGAAAATGTGTTCTTCATGGTTCCGACTGCTACCGATGCCGCGTCTTACTCCTGTAAACTCTCAGGTGGAGAAAATGCGTTCATCCGTTGTACGTTCGGGCAGCATACGATTGTACGCACGGCCGCTTCTTATGGCCTGTGGGTACATCTCGGAGCTGGTGACAATCAACGCAATAAATTCATCGGTTGCGATTTCCTGTCTTGGTCAAGTACGACAGATCATGTGCTCGTAAAGATTGCAACTGATCTGACAACCGATACCTTCACCATGTTCTTTGAGGATTGCACGTTCTGTAATCTGATCAGCGGCGCAGGTACTCTGACTGCCGCATTCGTTGACGGCGCTACTGATGCTGGTCATCGTATCGTTATGAAGGGCAAGGGGAATACCATTGTCGGTTGTACCGCTGTGGCTAACCCCCTCACCTATGTCTACACAGCAGAAGTCGGAGGCACCCAATCCGGCTTACTGGCAACCGCCATCAACGAATCGTAACAAATATAATGGGGCGGGGCAACCCGCCCTTTTCGAAAGGCAAAATATGTACAAATTTTTGCGAGCGGTGACGGTAATGTCAGGCAAACAATATGCCATCGGATCAATCGTTCCTGATGGTGTTTTTGGCTGTCTGCCGGAAATGGTGCGAGTTGGGGATATTGAAGAGATCAAAGAAGACCGCGAGGTAGAGACCATATCTATCGAAATTGCCGAACCCGATCCCGATGAAGCCAGAAAAGAAGAGGCCGCGCGTAAGGCGCGTGAACGACGCGCTGCCAAAAAGGAAGAATCCAAATGAGAAGCTCGGCGACCGGAATAATGCAAGCTGCAACAGTCATCGCAAAGACGACACAGACCGCGGTTGGAAGTGTGATTGGATGCGCCGGATATGGTTTCATCACGTTTTTTGCTACTTATGTAAAAGGCGACGAAACAGGTTTGGACATGATTGTGTCCTTCATGCGCACCGACACCGGAACCGCTCACCCCGAACTGGTATGGACCGCATCCGCCGGCGTGTATACTGCCGCATCCGCCAAGCATCGTCTGACAGCATCTGCCAACGCAAGTTTTACGGTTGATATTCAAGGGATCGATTACGTCATGCTCACGCAGGGCGGGTCTAACAACGACGGAACCCCAACTGGAACGCTGGCGGTTTCGTACACCATGAAAGAATAATATGTCGTTTACTTTTGACCCAACCCTATCGACCGATCTGGCTGTGGTTCGCCTTGAAATTGGCGACACTCACGACGCGGGTCATTACCTGGAGGATGAAACGATCCAGTATTTCATTACGGCGGGTTCGGTTGGGTCGGCAGTGTGTTCGTGTATCGAGTATATTCTCACCCAGCTTAGCACCCCGAACTTTCGGCAAGACTGGCTGAGTGTGGACTATGCCGCGGCCAGGGCGGGATACGAGGCGCTTCTCAAGCAGAAGCGTCAGAAGTATGGTGTTTCAAGTCTGACGGCGACCAGTAAAATTTCTCACGCGCACCGTGCAGATAGTTACGAAAACGTTGACGGCGTTTATACCGCCCCGGACGGGTTGCCATAATGCTACCCAGCGCCCGCCTGACC